ACAGGTGGTGACGGTGTTTCTTTGAGCAGCAATGCTCACCCGATTGTCAACGGAACCTTCAGCAACGTACTTAATGTCGCTGCTGCACTTTCTCAAACCTCTCTCGAGCAGATGCTCATTCAGATCCGCAACGCTGTTGACAACAACGGCAAGCGTATCCGGTTGACTCCTACTCAGATTGTTACTGGCCCAAGCAATGTCTTCCAAGCGGAAACTCTGCTCAAGTCAGTTCTGAGAAGCGGAACTGCTGATAATGACATTAACGCTATTAAGTCAATGGGGCTTTTGGCGGACGGTCAAGCTAACCTTTCCCGTATTACTTCTACCACCGCTTGGTGGGTACAGACTGACGCGCCTGAAGGCTTAAAGCTTCTCATGCGTCGTGGTCTAGAGAAGTCTATGGAAGGCGACTTTGCGACTGACTCTATGCGCTACAAAGCGACAGAGCGTTACACTGTTGGTTGGACAGATCCTCGCGGTGTGTTCGGTACGGCTGGTGTCTAAGTAAGGACTCCCTAACCTCAAGTTTTTTGTGTACTCCCATTTTTCCTTGGGGTTAGGGAGAGTTTTACCAAATTTAATTTTGTTGCTGACAGTCTAAGGCTGACGACATGCAGACAGCAGCAAAATCTTTTAACTCGCATGTGAGGAATTTATTATGAGTAGCACAACTTTTTCAGGTCCAATTAAGGCTGGCACAATTGCAGCCACTACTGGGACAGACCTTGGCTCTAATGTAAAAAACACTGGTCAAGTCTTAATGGCTCAAAGCTTTGCGTTCGGAACAGAAGGCGGCGCTCAAACAGCCACAGCTACAGGTATTACAATACCTGCTAACTCACAGATCGTTGACGTTGTTATTGACGTTGTAGAGGCAATGGCTGGCGCAACTTGCGTGTTCAGCATAGGCGACACTAGTGGTCCGCCATCATCCAACACTTCAATTGTTAACATTTTCAGTATTACTGTCGCCAGCGGCGCTGGCCGAAAGTATCCTGGGGTGAACTCAGGCGGTGCTCTTCTCTGGGCTAACACTGGAGTAAAAGATATTGCGGTTACTGTAACCACAACTGGGGCTACTACCAACGGTACTATTCGATTTACTATCCTTTATCAGCAAGCAGTTAATTACGTCTAACTATATAATCGTATAAAGGAGACGCAATTATGCGACCAGTAAAGATAGGTACGTTAACTCCGTTAGCTGCCAGCACCACGTTTTTTAATGCACAGAGCTTTACTAGCACTGGCGCGGCTGTGGCACCAACTACTACTAGCACTACTGATGGTTTGGCGCACAAAGTCACGTTAACTTCTCCAACTCAAGCGACTTTGGCAGGGATTACTTTTACAATCCTAGGGACGGATGGCGGCAATAATCCTGTCCAAGAAAGTCTAGTTGGTCCAGCAAGCGCGGCTACGGTATCTACTAGCAGGCAATTTAAAACGATTGTATCTATTACGCCCAGCGCGACAATGGGTGGGTTGGTTATTTCTGTTGGAATATCGGCTAGTGAAGCAATCACACAATGGGTAAATCTAGAAAACACTACGACATCTCCGATGATATTTGTTCACGTTACAGGCACTATTAATTACACAGTGTTTCAAACGCCAGCTAATATCTTTGATGATTACGCTCAAAATGTTAATGATTCAGAGTTTTATTTAAATCTTGGTGCTCCAATCGCTGCGTTAGCGTCTAAAACTTCAGACACTTTAGCTAACGGAAATTCAAGCTGTCGAGCTGTTTTGCTACGAATTAATTCGTACACGGCAGGAGCTACTGTTACATTCTATGTAAATAGTGCTGGAGGCGGTTACTAGTGACTATTAACTACACAGACGAGTTTGAGTTTCCTTCGGACTTCGGATTTACAAAGTCATCTACTCCTAAGAAAATGAGTCGTGGCGGAAGAAATCTTCGGGACGAAGAAGCTCGCGTTATAGGCGTTCAAGACAACGCTTCTGACGAAATGCGTAGAGTTAAAAAGCGTAATCCAAAAGATGCTGCAGAGCGCAAAGACAAGCGCGCTCAGGAAGCTAGAGTTGGATCTCGCGAGAGAAATGCTCGAGATGAGATGGATCGTTTGCGCGGCGAAGCTAAAAAAGGTTTTCGAGCATCGTCAGGCGGATCGAAGAAGGACTGGATCAAAGGAGCTGTAAAGAAACCAGGCGCTCTACGTGAGTACATGGATGTCAAAGAGGGGCAGTCGATCCCTAAAGGCAAAATCAACAAGGTTGCCTCTGGCAAGCCAGCTACCGCAGGCGGTCCAAAGCCGTCAGCAACAACAATGAAGCGAGCTAATCTCGCTAAATCATTTTCTAAGATGAAGTAGGGGAATTAACATGATGAAAAGTAAAGGCGGTGCCAAAGGCGGAATGAAGAGTAAAGGTTACGCAAAAGGCGGCAGAAAGCAGGGCTACAACGCTCGCTTAGACGACTCTATGGGCGCTAGAAACGGCAAGAAAAGCCAGCCTATGAAGGCTCGACGTGACGAAAGCAGGGGCATGGAAAAGTCTATGGGAAATCGTGCTAACTCAGGCAATAAGAGCAGCGCCCAAGGCTATAGCAAAGGTGGATCAGTCACAGGCTTCACGCAAATGGGAACGATGAAGAACCACTGGTAAAAATCAACTACCATTCTTCAGAGGGTATGCTGTATCAGCAACCATAATAGTTAAAATTTATGTGGGAACGATATGGCTTACTCAGGCAACATTGGCGTAAAAACATTTAACGCCCTGAAGGTGATTGATCATGCCTTCAGGAGATGTCGCCTACCCGCTCAAGCAATAACGTCAGAGATGCAAGAGTACGCTCTTGATTCTCTGTCGTTTATGCTGGATGAGCTTGCAAATATTCGGACACCGGCTTGGTGTGTAGAGCAGCAGATTCTTCCGCTGTACGAAAACAATCAAATCGTAAAGCTGCCAAAAGGCACGATAGACGTTCTTAATTTAAACTTGAACGTGCTTCAGACGCTTAGCGGAACGGTTACAGCCGCTAATACCTCTTATTTAGTCAACTTTACTACGCCGACAATCGTCAACTTTATTGGAATAAAGTGGTCCGCAGGGGCTATTCCTGTCACGTTTCAAACGAGTCCAGACAATGCTGCATGGACTACGGTCGGAACCTCTACTAGCTTAGATTTATCGACTAATGCAACGGCGGTAGCGGGAAATATCACTTGGACTCAGATAAACGGCGCTTTAGCTAGGCAATACTTCAGAATAGTTCCTACAGACGGAGCTTCTACGATTTCTTACACGTCAATAACGCTAGGAAACATGCCTCAAGCGATCCCTTTAGGGATTTTGAGCAGAGATAATTACGTCAATCAGAGTAATTTAGTGTTTTCTGGGCGTCCAAGCAGCTTTTATTATCAGCGCGACATTCCGCAGCCGGTAGTAAACCTTTGGCCTGCGCCAAACGCTGCTGCTGAACAATACCAACTAGTTCTCTGGCGACACCGTCAGATAATGGACACAGACAACCTGCAGCAAGAGATAGAAATACCTAATCGTTGGCTTGAGGCTATAATCAACGGACTTGCCTCTAGGGTTTGCTCTGAGACTCCTGCTGCTGACGCAGCTCTAATGCCAATGCTTGAGGCTAAAGCTGCTCAGAGCGTACAGAGAGCATGGGACGGAGACAACGACGGATCTCCGATTCAGATCAACCCAGGTATAGGGGTTTATACCGCGTGAGCGTTTACCTGAACCCTGAAGGCCAGCCAACATTTGGAGTTGCCATCTGTGCGAGGTGCTCTAGGAAGTTTTTGCTGGCCGAGCTGTCTCCTGACCCAAATTTTCCAGGGCTTATGGTTTGCTCAGTTGATAAGGATGAATACGACCCTTATTTACTGCCTCCACGCCGCCCAGATCAAATTGTTTTGCCCTTCAATCGGCCAGACACCAACATAGACACGCATCCCTCTGGAGTTATCCAAGAGGCTGGTGATGAATTTATTGTCACTGAAGACGGCAATAAGTTTTTGGAGATGGATTAATGACCGTAGACGTTCCTAGTAATTTAATACCCAGCAGAGTAACTCAGCTACCTATAGCGCCAGTTGCCTCCGCTGACGGCTTACTTCTTTTTACTTATCAAGGAGTAAGCTATCAAGTTCGCGCTGGAGACTTGCTTCAAGTTGCAGGCGTTCCAACTTCTCGACAAGTTATTGCTGGAACCAGCCTTACTGGCGGTGGATCATTAGCAAATAACGTGACGCTTAGCGTTGCAAACGGAGGTATCGGGACCACGCAATTAGCGGCAAGCGGAGTTACTGCTGGAGCTTACGGTAACGCAGGAAGCATACCTGTCATCACTGTAGATGCCACAGGCCGTGTTACGGCAGTCAATTCTGTGGCGGTGTCTGTAGCAGGATATGTTCCCACTAGCCGTCAAGTCATAGCTGGAGCAGGTTTAGAAGGAGGCGGAAATCTTAACGCCAATGTCACTCTAACTGCGGATTTTGAAGATACTGCGCCTCTAGCTGGGACAACTAACGGCTCTGCAGGAACTTTAAACGAGCTTTCTAGGGGGGATCATCGGCATCCTCCTGTAGACCTGAATAATCAAGATCAAATTGACGGTACACTGCCGATAGATCAAGGCGGCACAGGAAGGGCTAACACTAGCGTTCCTGGTGGAATTGCATACGGCGGCGGCGGAACCATAGCTTTATCCGGTGCGGGAAATGCAGGAC